CATTGTGTTGTTCATAATAAGTGAATGTGTGCGTTCATTCAACTTAACTGTTAGTATTAAAGAATGCAAGTTATCGCTAAAGCTAAACACACTGTGATCCTTTTGAAAGTTGATAAAATAAACCCAGCCCGGTTCAGGATACACTGCTTTACCGTCGATCAATTGAACATAATTCTCAGGACTGCAACGACCAAACACAGCTAACAGTCTAAAATACTCCGGAGCAGCTCCATGAAAGTCTCTATGTGGAGGGAAGAAACCTCCCTTGTCTACTCTCAAAAGATGTACTCTACCTATATCAGGTCGAAATATATCTACTAAATTTCTTATTCCAGGTATTGCATGATATACTTGTGTAGGTGTAGTAAAATTTTCTTCCTTCATTTCTACACTATGATATTTTTGCATGTAGCCAAAACTGTTTAAATGATAATTGTCTATTACGTCACCGCTATGACTAGTTACAGGTAATCCCCATCTATTGTTAACAGTATCCTTTTTTACATTGTAAGGACACCAGTTATCTTTAAATTGTTCTATCTGTCTTTCTACTTCATATGGATCAAACTTCCATTTGAGCTTAACAACATCACCTAGGTTAGCTAGACTGTTGTATAAACAAGCTCTGGTAATTTCTTCATTAGTCATTGCGGTTTCCTTCTATTTGTGTTGTATATTATCTTTTTAATGCCAGAATGTTTTGTTTTCTGGCATTCGTTTCAGGTTGACATCCGCACGACCCTGTTTTCTTACAGATAACAGGCACAATAGCTGGTGAGAATTTTTCCTTGAAGTCCGTATCAAAAATATTATACTTAAAATCTAAATTATATAAAGGTTGTCCACACGCTCCCTGCATGTATCCGCTTTTTTCAATATACAGTGTGTCAATACCTAAATTACATTCCCAGCCATAAAACTTATTAAAGTTGTTAAGAGACAAATAATTTTGATCTACTTGTTTTTTGCTGCCATCCTCAAATGTAACTGTAGGAAGCGGATGGGTTATCTTAGAACTGCGTATTTTATACCAAAGATTTGATCTAGGACTTTTATAATTTTTTAGAAATTCTTTTTGATCTTCAGTGTATTTCAATGTTTCGTGATGAACTTCCATTGCAGCTATGGGCCATTTATACTTACTGGTTTCTAGCTGCTGAATAATTTCTACACACTTGTCCCATGCAGAAGGATCCATCAGTACTAACGCCACTAGGTCAATCCTTTTTTTGTACAGAATAGATGCTACTTCAATTGTGTGCGCTGTATCCACGTATTCATGGTGGCAACTTAGCATTACTTGGTCTATATAATGTCCATATTCATTCCACCATCTTAAGGTTCTAGAACCGTTTGTTGATATACTGATTAAACAGTTATGTGTTTCTTTAAAGAATTTTACAAATTCTCCAAAGTTTTTCCAGAGCGTTGGTTCGCCGCCAATGATGTGTAGATAAATCTGTTTTTTATTTAAGTTAGTCTTATAATATTCAATAACGTGGCTGAGATTTTCTTTTATTAGATCTAAATCAGGCCACGGATGCGTTCCTGTGTTACTACCAGGAAAGCAATACCAGCACTTGTAATTACAAACATTGCTTAAAAATAATTCAATTCTTAAGCGATCTTTTGAAACATTAGAATCGATCTTAATTATTTTCATAATCTACTCAATTCTACAAAAGTTTTTCTAAAATCTGTGCCTCTATTTGCATCAGTTATATTTAAGTACTCAACAAGAGATGGTAACTTATTAGACCAGTCTTCTTCCATCATATACTTAACAATACCTTCCCATCTTTGACGACCATACGAGTTGTTTGAAAATTCGTCCGTATTAATTGTCTTTATAAAACGTGTTATTCTATCTGCTGCCATCTGTTTTAATTCCGTTGGCAACACACGAATATTTAAATAACTAGGTAGATAGACCAAATGAAGTCCTATAATTCCTGCACCGTAGGGTGCTAGATTGATTTTTTTAAAGCCGTTATTCAATTTCCACCCGGCTAGTTCATCAATATATAATACATTAAGAGCTTGTACTGCACATGCCAGGTTAACTACTACATTATCACCTGTGTTGTCTAATAGACGTAAATTTGTTTCAATGTCTTTCCACTTAGATGGATAACGAATATAATCATTCTTATCTCCATACGCATCTACACTAAAATTAAATTTGACCTGTTTAAATTGATTCCACAAGTACAGCAATCTTTCAGAAATTTCTAAACCGTTTGAATTATATCTTAATACACAGTGTCTTGCATTACCGCTGTTAACCATAAACTCTAAAATGTTATAATGTTCAGGTATTAATAAAGGTTCACCGCCTGCAAAATATAATTCTTTAATGGAGCTGGCTTGTGCTTTCATTGATTCTAAGAAAGAACCTTTCTTATACCAAGTATAATCAAAGTCTAAACTCCAAGTTTGGTCTTTCTTTAATTCTATATTTTTGTACTTCGGATATTGTATCTTCCAGTCCTTTATCCACGAACTACTATCATGAGGACTACACATAATACATTTTAATTGACAAAGATTTCCCAATCTTAAATCAAAGTATGGAATATTAACAGGAAGACTCCCGTCAGCTTTAGTTTGTTCAACTATGCTTTCAAGATCTAATCTCTCTTGCCATACCTTTGTTTCCCATATTCGTTTGCTGTCAATACCGTTTGATTCTTCTACAAAGCACTTCTTGCAGCTTTCAGGAATCTCTCCTCGCAACATCTGAAGTCTAGTATACTTCATCTGCTGAGAATTCCATACTTCTTCAATGGTATGATCACGAAGGTTCATTGTTATGCCATCTTGTTTAACTAAACCTTCTTCTTTACTATCTACTATTCCAGCGCCGCTAGCATTAGCAGTACAGCAAACTCGCACATCACCGTTGGGTCGTGTTGCAAGATGTATCCACGGTAATGGGCAAAATGTTTTGCTCATTTCTTATTCCCAATAATCATATACCTATCGTATTTAGGCAACTTTAATTCTGCAGAGAACAATACATTTAATTTAGATTGTTTAATAAAATCATTAAGGTTAGTAGCACAATTAATATGTTCTTCTAACTCAGAATAATTATTGCTTTGTATTACAACTAATGCACTTTTAGGAACAAGATCTAACCATCTAAGATACGCACCGTGGGTAATATGTTCACAACTAGTGTTAATTACAATGTCAGCATCGTATTCATATTCTGACATGTCGGCTGTTACAGCGTTGAACCTTCCTTCAATCTCTTGACGTTTGTTTACAGTATATGCTATTTGCTCACAAGTTGGATCAATGTCTAAGCTGGTTATATGTTTAATGCCAATATCGCTGTTAAAGAGCAGGCTAGCTAGCACACCATTCCAGCCTCCGTGGATTACTATTCTATTATTAGTATTGGTCATAACAAACTTAGATAAGTTTTCAATTAGCCAAATTTTACTGTTAACTTGTCCCTTCCAGAAACTTTCTAGGGTGCGATAGCGATCCTCGCTATTACGAATAGCGTCCATCCAGAACAAAACATCTTGTATATCTACTTTCATCTTTCAAACTGTTCTTTCAACTTATCAAAACTACCACACTGCTTAGAGCATTCTCTTAAACCTGTGCTGGTCCAACATCCTTGTATTTTATTAAAATAATTACTATCGAAAATTTCTTTAAATGACATGTTATGTAGGTTAGGAGACTGATTAATTTTAATCTTATAATCAATTTTAGAATCGCTGAAATCTGGTAACCATTCTAAATCTAACCAACAACAGGGTGTTACATAGCCTGTAGCACTAACATATAACTGATTGTCTTCTTTTGCTTTGCAGGTTATAGATGGCAACGATTCTTCTTGTGCTATCTTTGCGGGGATAATCATATCTGAACTTTTCTTTGAAGGATACAGAGTATGAGTAATTTTATAGTTTTCGTCAACTACATCAAACTTTCCGTTTTTAAATCTTGTAGTGTGTTTGGATGAAAAGGTTTTAAATCCTAACGCCTTGCTGACTTGCTGGCAAAGATGTACTTGATGTTCGTTGTGTTCAAAAACTAACATGTGCCATTGAGCAGAACCTCCGGCAGCGATAAATGCCTTTGCGTTTTCAATAATCTTATTCCAATCAGTATCAACCCTATACAAATGGTGTGTATCTTCCATACCATCAATACCAAACGTAACTTCAACACCTGTCTTAGCTAATGCTTCCCACCAATCTTTAGACCTAGCACTACCGTTAGTGTGCATATGAAGAATGATATCAGGATTGACGGTTCTTAAATGTTGAAAAATTGCTAGTGTATCTTTGGCAATTATAGGATCGCCTAAGTTTCCACACATCATTAAGTGTCCTAGTTGACGTATAAAGTCGTCATTAAACCATTTCTTAAAAGTTTCTAAATCAATTTCTTCTAAATCTAAACCGCTCAAAAGAGGGCCACCGTGAACTCTGCGAGGACACATTGGACACCTAGCTTGACACTTTGAAGTCACTTCTAAATGTATAGATTTTATATCTTCTAATTTGTACATATTTTTATCTTAGGAATTTTGCTGTCTGCACTAGAAACACAGGTTTCTGTTTTACATGGTATAGGTGTTTTGAATAATTTAAAGCCGCCGTCTATTGTACCCAATGGTTCATCTCTACAACTATAACTACGTTTTATCTCGCCACCCGGCTCTCTAATTATACAACTTTGATGACCGCTGTTACACAACCACCCCTTAAATCTATTAAACCCAAAAGCATTAAAACGCTCAGCTTGATCCATATAATACTTATTGCCTGCGTTGTCTTTTAATTCTATTTGTGTTTGTTCCTCTCCGCCAATATGCTGAGGAAATCCTGTTTGCAAAATATCTAACTGTTTTTCTGTATAACCATTTACAACATAACTTGCTGTAGGATCGCTTTGCGGTTTCAGAGTTACATTAATACCCCTG